GGAGTACGCCTAACGTGGATCGTGCAGAGATTAGATGACTGACGGAGCCACCCTGCTGTCGGCTACTTTTCACCGGATTGCTCCGGTTGCCATTTGCGCTTCCCGACGATACGCCGCGCACCCACAGGCTGGCTGCCCCGGTGTGGGTTTAAGGTCATCTTGCGCGTAGTTTCCCCGACCAAGATGCCCGAGTAATTAGGCGTGGTGGGGTGGTTGACAGGACTAGAACAGTCCTTCAGACTTCCATCACGCTCAAATCGCAAATTAAGCGTAAGGCAGCCCCCCTGCCGCGTCAAGCCCCCGCCAACCGGGGGTTTTTCGTTTCTAGCGTCATCTACGGCCTGACAGACGATCTTAATGACCGCTGCCCTCTCCCTTGCCTTACGCCGTGAAGCCCTTGCAGACGCACGGCGCTCGCTTATACGCGACCAATAATAGGCACGGTGATAGGCGGTGCGGCTCATAACGCCTCTACCGCAGCAATACGCTCACCGATCCAACGCATCACCGGCACAGCCATACTATTGCCCATTGCCTTGTAGCGTGAGCCGTCAGGTGACTCTGCCTTGTTACGCCAAGGAATGTTGGTGTAACCGTCTGGGAAACCTTGTAGGCGTTCGCACTCAATGGGTGTGAGGCGGCGCACTTGCATTGCTTGAATTGCCACGCCTTCTACCGGCGTCCCATTGCTGCGAAAACCGCTGCCAGCATTTGCTCGTAATGTGCCTGCCGTTTCTGCTGATGCTGTCGGCTGAACAATGGTGGCGTGTGCGGCGTTGTCACGCGCAAGGGTGTGGCACGGATCGCCTGATTCCCGTGATTGACGGTTCACAGGGGAAGTAATTTGGAAAAAGTCATATGGGATCGGTTGAGCAACCGCCATTGTCTGATTTTTGATTAACGTGCCAGAAAGGTTTTCTGGCTTCCCTATAGGGTCAAGAGCTGATTGCCAAGGAAAAGCCATTGGTTGTGCTACGCCATGAACATCGGTTTTTGTTAACGTAAACATTGCCCCAGACGTATCTGCACCCACTCCGTTTGGGCCAGAATTTTCATCACGACCGATAATTGTCGCTTGAATTGCAACTGGCACCATTTTGGCTGAATTGCGGTTTATTCCGTCTGTGCCAGGGTCTTTGTAGTCTCTGGCGCAAAGTGCGCCACACAATTCAACGCCTCCCTCAACGTGGGCGGCAGTTCCCTGCCCCTTTTCTCGGCTCGGCGCAGGATGCCCCTGCAGGCTGTGGCGCTCAAAAAGAACCGCTGCGGCACGTTGCCAGTTTCCAAGGTGTCCGACAACGAACACACGACGGCGGCGCTGGGCCACTCCGAAGTATTGAGCGTCAAGAACCCGGTATGCGAACCCATACCCGAGTTCTGCCAACATTCCAAGGAAGGTTCCAAAGTCCCGTCCTGCGTTAGACGACAAGACACCGGGGACGTTCTCCCATACCAACCACTCGGGGCGATAGCGTTTAGCAATTGCACCGTAGGTAAGCATGAGGTTGCCACGCGGGTCTGCCAGTCCTTTTCGCAGTCCTGCGACGCTGAAGGATTGGCAAGGGGTTCCTCCCACAAGAAGGTTGATTGGTTCATCAGGCCATGCCTCGTATTGGGTCATATCCCCATAATTGGGGACGGTGGGGTAATGGTGTTTAAGTACGGCAGACGGGAAAGGCTCTATCTCGCTGTACCACGCGGCTTGCCATCCCAACGGATGCCACGCCACGGTAGCCGCCTCTACGCCGCTGCAAACGCTTCCGTAACGCATTAACGGGGACGGGCGACTTTGCCCGCCTCGTACTGCCAACGTCTCGCGTCAGGGACTTTGCCTGCCTTGACCCATTGCTGTACCGCTGCTCGAGTAACCCCGAAAGCCTTGGCAACAGCGTATTGGGAGCCGTATTGCTTGATCAGTTGTTGCGGTTTCATGGGATGAAAGGATAGGGGGGTTGACATGGCCTGTCAAGGTAACTATCCTATGCCTCGTTGATTGACAAACCACAGACAGGAGCAACAGATATGCGTAACAACAACCTTTTCCTAGCTTACGGCGTCCTTTACGCCCTCGGTAACAAGTTCGAGGTGCGCGTTGAATACGGCCAGGATCTTGAGGGTTTTGTCAGCCTTGAGGGTGCCGACATTATCGGTATCTATCTTGACGGCGATAAGAAGCCCACCACCCTTAATCATGACATCCAGGTTGACCTGGATTGCATTTCCGACGATCAACTCGAAACGCTGCGCGAGATCGCCGAGCAGGACGCCGAGCAAAGCGGCCCGTGGGATGACGGACGATGAGCCGCTCACCCTGGCCGCAATTTATCGGTCTGATCATTTTGTTTGCACTTGCCGCCATTAACGACCCTTGTGGTGACGGCGGCTGCACCCCACAAGAGGAGCGCGCAGCTCATGGACGATGACGATATGACCTGGTGGCATCAACAGGATCTCGAGATGCAACAGCGTGAGGAAGAAGAACGTATTGAAGCCTGCAACAAGGCAATAGACGAGCTAAAGGAGAACAACGATGAAGGTATATGAAAAGATTGCGGCGGTTACCGCCGAGCTGTCCAAAATCGGAATCAGTAAAGAAAGCAAAAATCATTCGCAGGGTTATGCTTTTCGCGGTATTGACCAGGTTTATGGTGCGCTGTCGCCGCTGCTGTCAAAGCACGGCCTTTGCATCCTGCCGCGCGTCAAGGATCGGCAAGTTATCGAACGTCAGAACCGAGCAGGCACGGCGTTGTTTTACGTCACGCTGACTGTAGAGTTTGATTTTGTAGCCGCCGAGGATGCCAGCAAGCACACCGTGGTCACAATCGGTGAGGCGATGGACTCGGGCGACAAGGCCAGCAATAAGGCCATGTCTGCGGCTTACAAGTACGCCGCCTTTCAAGCGTTCTGCATCCCGACCGAGGGCGATAACGACGCCGACGCCCAGACGCATGAAGTGGCTGCCAAACCCGCCTTTACGAATGATCCTCGAGGCGATCTAGGCAAAGAATTTGACCCAGCGCGCCGTGACGAGCTTGTGAAGGAGTTTCGCGCGGCATTTGACCTGGACGCAGAGGAGAAAGACATCGCCCTGGCGGTGCTGGCCGTCCATGAGCGCGTCAATTCCGACCACGACCTGTATATCGCCGTCGCCGACGCCATGACGGCCAAGGAACGGTCTGCCATCAAGAAATACATTCAAATAGCCAAGGAGCAAAACCGTGCCTGATTATGACCCGAACCAAAAAGGCGTCCTGTTCAAGAATAACGCCAAAGGTGACAACCCCAAGCGCCCCGACTACCGCGGCTCATGCGTGATCGACAACGTAGATTTCAACATCTCCGCGTGGATCAAGACGAGCCAGAAAAGCGGTGATCGGTACATGAGCTTGAAGTTTGAGCCAAAGGGCGAGGGCAAGCTCTCCCGCGGTGGTGAGCCGCAGCGCCAGGCCACCAAGAAGCCAGAAATCAACGAGGGGAATTGGGATGACCTGGACACCCCTTTCTGACCTGCGGGTGTTTATCGGGTGGGATAGCCGCGAGGACATCGCCTATCAGGTGTGTCGCAAGTCAATCTTGCGTCACGCCTCCATCCCGGTGGACATTCAGCCGATCAAACAGTCAGAGCTTCGGGAACATAACCTTTACTGGCGGGAGTTTGATCCGTTCTCGTCTACCGAGTTTAGTTTTACGCGGTTCCTGACGCCGTATCTCGCCGGATACAACGGGTGGGCCGTTTTCGTTGACTGTGATTTCTTGTTCCGCGGCGACATCGCCGGGGTATTGGATTACGTCGACGGAGCCAAGGCGGCCTTTCTTGTAAAACACGATTATCGGCCTACCGAAACCATGAAGATGGATGGTCAGGTACAAACTCTCTACCCCCGTAAAAACTGGTCGAGCTTTATGTTTATCAACTGCGGGCATGAGCAAGTCAAGGCTCTGACGCCCGAGGTGGTGAACCGTCGATCGGGAATGTATCTGCACCGTTTTGAGTGGCTGACCGACGATGTGATAGGTGAGCTGCCGATTAGCTGGAACTATCTTGAGGGCTGGCATACCCGCGACCAATGCCCGAACCCGCTCGCCGTGCATTTCACCCGCGGTGGCCCGTGGTTCAAGGATTGGCAAGATGTCGAGTATGGCCGCGAATGGCTTGAGGCGAGCCGGTGAAACGCTTTTTATCACTTGGCGCGGGGGTTCAGTCCTCAACATTGGCGTTGATGATTGCACATGGCGAAATAGAACCTGTGGAAGCTGCCATTTTTGCCAACACGGGCTGGGAACCGCGCAAGGTGTACGAGTGGTTGGATTGGTTAGAAAAGCAACTGCCGTTTCCGGTGTACCGAGTGCAGCACGGTAACTTGCGGCAAGACATCCTTAACAAACAGCAGGGCATACGGGTTGCTGCTGTGCCGTGGCACATAATCATGCCGAGCGGGGATCGGGCTATGGGTCGGCGGCAATGTACGATGGAATACAAAATTCAACCATTGACCCGCAAAACACGCGAGTTGCTTGACTTAAAGCCGGGGCAACGCGCAAAAGGGGTGTTGTGCGAAATGTTGATTGGCATTAGCACCGACGAAGCGTTACGAATGAAACCGGCTAAAGAGGCGTGGAAGCGTCACCGCTGGCCGCTTATTGAGAAAAGCATGAGCCGGTCGGATTGTTTGGCGTGGATGGAACGCAAAGGTTACCCGCTACCGCCAAAGTCCAGTTGCATTGGCTGTCCGTTTCACAGCGATCACGAATGGCGGGCAATTAAGGCCGACACAGAGGCATGGGCAGACGCGCTAGAGGTGGACGCCGCGATACGCCAGCAACCGGGGATGCGCGGGCAACAGTTCATGCACCGATCCTGCGTTCCGCTTGACCAAGTTGACTTATCCACAGCGGCAGACCACGGGCAGGTGGATATGTTTAACAATGAATGCGAAGGGATGTGCGGAGTATGAAGCGCATATTTCCTAAAGGCACGACGCCCGAGCAAATAGCGGTTGCCGTAACGCGCATGACGCAAGGGTTAGACCCTGCCCGTGTGTGGTCAATTGAAGTAACCGAGTGGAAAAAACCGAAAACCAATCAGCAGTCGCGGTATCTCTTTGGGGTGGTCTATCCCATGATCATGGAGGCGGCGGGCGAGAGCTTAAGAGGCTTCACTCGAGACGATCTACACGACTTTTTCTTGGGTGAAATCTGGGGGTGGGAGACGATAGAAGGGTTTGGCAGAAAGCGTCTGCGGCCCTTAAAACGAACATCCCGCATGACCAAGCAAGAATTCACCGAGTACCTGTACGGCATCGAGAACAAGTGCATTGAGATGGGAATTGGCCCGTTACCCGAGCCGATTCACGTTGAGGATTAACAATGCCCTTCTCCATCATCGTGCCGCGATTTGTTATTGATGAAAGCTGGCGGTTTACCAGGAAAATCAAGATGGGACACCGCAACGATGGGAGCGATGGCAACGCCGAACAGCAGCTTGTTGGGGTTATCGGTCAAAACATGGTCAACCTGGCGCTGTGCAAGCCTCTGATGGAGCATGACACCGGGTTTGATGGTGGCGTGGACTTTGAGGCTTTTGAAATGCGGTTTGACGTTAAGACGATGGGCCGCACTAGCGAGCCAAAACCGAGTTACGTCAACAACCTGTTGCGATCACAGATTAAATTCAACTGTGATGCGTACCTGTTTTTGAGCTTCAACAAAACTAACAGCGAGCTGACGTTCTGCGGGTGGATCACCAAGGAATCGTTCCTATACCGCGCCGCGGTGTACCACAAAGACACGGTTCGAGAGCGTAGCGATGGCTCGTCGTTCAAGCTAAAAGCCGATACGTTTGAGATTGAGAACCGACAACTTAATCAGGATTTCGCCAACTGGCCGGAATTGGTAGCCAGCTGGCATAACTACGCAACGGAGCTGTTATGACGCTACGCAAACAAGCCAAAGACCGCGGCTGCACGGTTCGCATCCCTGGGGTGTGCAACTTTAATAGCGCCAGCACCGTGCTTGCTCACATACGTCTTGTAGGGGTTAGCGGTATTGGCATGAAATCGCCGGATCTCCTTGGAGCCTGGTGCTGTTCTAGCTGCCATGACGAGGTGGACGGCAGGACGCACAAGAGCGGCATGACACGCGATGAGCTGCGCCTGGCTCATTACGACGGAATGGCGCGCACCATCGTACAACTTGAGAAAGAGGGGCTGATATGAGCTTTATGGTAGATACGCCGTATGTCACGGCTTACGTCCGAAACGAATTCCTATATGACCAAGAGCAGGGCCACGGCGATTTCACGCTGGCCACCGTCCTAGGCTTCAGAGCCGAGCCAATGCGCGTCCCCATGTTCAGCGTCATGCTTGAGTGTGGTGCTATGTGGGCCAGGATGCCCATACACGCGATCTGCTCCAAGCCCTGCGACCCGCTGCCGCTTAACGTCTGCGTGTGGTGGGACAGCTTCAGCCGGTC